ATAACTAATATAGATCCATTAAAGGAATATTCTGCGGCGCTTAAATATGAGTTAGCCCAACAATTAATGGACTACGAGAAGTATAAAAAGAAATTTAAGGAAATAGATACTTCTTACATTGCATTTCAATATAAAGACGAACCCGTTAAAGAAAGCGAGTTCACTAAAAAGACTAAGAAGGAATTATCGGACAGTTCGCAAAATACTTTAGGTAGGTTTTTAACTAAAGACGCTAAAGAAAGGACCGATAATTATACTTTAGAAAATAAGAAAATACAAGAATTAACCGACAGTTACGAGAACTTTGCTAATATGTTATCGGGTAGCGTAACTAACGGTATTATGAGCATATTCGACGCTATGCAACAAGGAGAAAGTCCTTTAGAAGCGGTTGCGCAAATGTTTATGAATATAGCTAAAAGCATAGCGGCGGCCGTAATTCAAGCGGCAATATTTGAGGCTATACTTACTGCGTTTCCCGAACTTAAGGCGATTTTTGCGGCTAGCGGTGCTTTACAAAGTGCGTTTGGCGGTAGGAAGTTAGCTTCCGGAGGTATAACTAACGGGGCTTCTATTGCTATGATTGGCGAAGCCGGACCGGAGGCAGTTCTCCCGTTAAGTAAATTAAATACATTTATGCAAACCTCTTTTAATGCGGGCGCTATGAATGGCGTAGGAAATGGCGGCGGAGGAAATGGCGGACAATTTGTATTAAGAGGACAAGATTTATTAGTAGCAATTAATAGAACTCAAAAGTCTTCGGCCCTTAAAGGACAAAATATAAGTTTAATATAATGGCATACGGACTAAGATATACTATAACGCAAGCGTTAAGAGACGGTACTACATTAAACGCAAACATTTACGAGAAGGATTATACCGGAAGTGTAATTACTTATGAAGCGATTAATATTAGTTTAGAGTCAAACGCTAGTAACGACGAGCCTTTAGCGGGGATTATTTCGTCTCAGTTAAATATATCTTTTTTAACTACGGAAGAGAACGGAGAAACCTTCCCCGAAATATTAAGTTTCGATATTAGAAAATACTTTGTTAAACTTTATACAGTAAATATAGAATACCCTCTTTGGGTAGGGTTTTTATTTAACGACTATGTTCAAATACCTTTTACTACGGGTAACGTTCAAGTAGATATAGTCGCGATAGACGGACTTTCTTTTTTAGATTATACGGAGTTTATATATCAAGAAGCGGATAGTATAAATTCAGTATATAGACTTATAGACATAATAGCGGAGACTTTAAACGTTATTGCTTATCCCGATCCTATTATGCTTTTAACTTCTTGCTCTTATTATGCGGAAGGAATGTACGATCGTGCGGACGCTTCGGCGGAAGAGCCATTCGCTCAAAGTTACCAATATAGGCGCGACTTTGTAGGGTTAACTTACTTTCAAGCCTTAGACAATATAGTTAAATCTTTTGGTTGTAGACTATTTCAATCGGACGGGAAATGGCAGATCCTAGCTATTAATCAAATGGCGCTAGCGACTAGATATTTTACTAACTATGTAATTTATCCTACTGTATCTAATTCCGGAAGTGGAACTTTCGATAAGAATATTACTATTGAGCCTTACTCGGACGGTAACGTACATTTTATAAATAATAGCCAAAATAAAATAGTTAGAAAGGGTTATCCTAAAGTAGTAGTTAAAGGGAACTTTAAATACGCAGATAACTACGTCCATAATGGAAACTTTAAAGGTTATTATAATACGTTAACGCCTCCCGCTTATGTTTTTCAGCCTTACGGTTGGAGTTTTTTCGCTAGTGCTTTTCCGGCTTCTTTTGTTAATATGGATATAGACGACGATTTGTCTTCTAATACTGTAAATATATCCCAACCAATAGGAGCGGGATTTTATGCTTATGCAGAAACCGGAGGAGTACTTCCGCCTCTTAGTCCTTATTTATATTTACCTTATATGAATGGGCCTAGCTTTAACGTAAGTTTTACTTATAAGGTGGGAAGCGGTACGGGTGCTAAATTATTTATTTCTATTACTAATCCGGATAATGGTATTAAATATTATTATGACGGTACTAATTGGGGAACCGGATCTACTTACGTAGTAGTAAATAAAGTAGATAGCACCGAATTTGTAAGTTACTCCGAGAAAGTAGATTTAAATAGCGTAAATAGTCCTACGGGAGTAGCGTTAAAAGGTTACGTACAATTAAGATTTTTAGTAGACGGAGGAACCCCGTTTCCTAAGTATACTGATATTAGAATAAGAAGCGTAGCGATAACTCAAGATTATACTACTATTAGATCAGTAGACGTAACTAGACAAGTAGGAACCGAAAACACTACTATTAAAGAAATCGACCAACCTTACGGAAGTTTCTTAAATAACTTTTCAGTTAATAACAATATAGGGAATATAGTAAACGCTTCGGGGATTTCTTATACTAATTGGTATCGTTATCCCGATACGGCTAATACCTTCCCTCTTTTAGCTATATTAATGGCTAGACAGTATTCAAACTTACTAAATAAGAACTTTGCAACGCTAGAGGCGGAATTAGGTTCCTTTCAAACTGCAAAAGGGTTAAACTACTTAGATAAGGTTTATACGGTCGAAGATTCGGCTACTAACGCCCTTTCTTATAACGATAAAACATTTATGTTAAATAGAGGTAATGTAATGCCGCAAGTAGATCAAGTAGACTCTTTTCAGCTAATAGAAATAACAAACGACGATAACGACTCGGTAGAAACTATAAAGTATAATATCGAGTAAAATAAAAGATTAAATTTGTAGTATGGCAAACGCAGTAAACGGGAAAAATGTTATGCTTTATTGGCATAGGACGGACGTAGATCCGGAAGTAGACGTAGCGTTCGCGTGTTCTACAAATTGTTCTTTTAGTGTTAATGTAGATCAAATAGAGGTAACTTCCGTTACGTCGGCTTGGTTCCGAGAATATAAAAACGATATAGCTACTTGGAATATTTCTTGCGACGGCTTAGTTATCTTAAGCGGATTTTCTTATTTATTTATGCTTAATAAGCAGTTAGCTAGAGAACCTATCGAAATTAATTTCGTAATAGACAACGGCGAAGACGGATTAGTAATAATAAACGGTATTTGTAATATAACGAGTATAAGTATAGGCGCTCCGGTAAGGGACGTATCTACTTATAATATTACTTTACAAGGAATCGGGGCTTACGGAACGAGCGGAACTAGTATTAGTCCGGAGGGAGTAGTTATTCGCGGAGGATATGTTTACAATAAAGAATATACGGCGGCGGGTGGCGAGACTACTATCACTTGGGTAGATATGATCGGGAAGGACTGCGTTTATGTATCTAGAGGCGGTATAGATTGCCAAGCGATTATAACTAGCGGAACTCCGGTAGACGAGGAAGTTAAGTGGAATAGTATAACGGGAGTTCTTACATTTAGTAGGGCTTTAGATAGTGGGGAATTTGTTAGAGGTTTGTTTAATTAGATAAAAAAAGTAAAATGAGTAACCAAATAGTTATAACAAGCGGAGCCAAATTAAGAGACTTAGACGACGTTATTATAGGAACCGACGGGATATTATCCTCCGTAGCTTTTAACGTCGCTAACGGGGTTCCTAGGCTTGACGAGAACGGTAAGATTCTAGTAAATCAGTTACCTAATTCGGTTATGGAATTTAAAGGAGTTTGGAACGCTTCTACTAATAGTCCTACTTTGGTTAACGGTACGGGTAACGCGGGGGACGTTTGGTTATGTAACGTTGCCGGAACTGTGGATTTTGGGCCTCCTTCGACTACTCCTATTACTTTTGCGGTGGGCGACTACGCAGTCTATACGGGGAGCGAATGGGCTAGATCGTCGGGAGCGACGGGGACAGTAACTTCGGTAGGTGTATCTAGAGACGGAAACGCTCTAACTATTACCGGTTCTCCCGTAACTTCTAGCGGAACGATTAATTTAGGTTTTAGTGGCGATAATACACAGTACATAAATGGAGCGGGAAATTTGACTACATTTCCGACTTTGATTACTAGCATAGGTTTGACTATGCCGGCGGCTTTTAATGTCTCTAATAGCCCCCTAACGGCCAACGGAACGATAGGAGTAGCGGCGGCGGGATATGCTTCTCAATATATTAGAGGAGACGGCACTTTAGCCGACTTCCCTACTAGCGGAGGAGGCGGATCTTCGGTTTCTTACTATTTTAATGGAGGAACTAGCCAAGGTACAATAGGGGGTACTACTTATTACGAAATGAGTAAGACGGCCGATACGGGAACGGGAGTAGACTTTAATAAAACGGGAGACGGATTTATAGTAGCGTTTTTAACGGACGCAAACGATCCTAACTTATTACAAATACCGGCGGGGAATTGGGACTTTGAAATTTACGCTTCTATGAGTTCTAACGGAGGTACTCCGGAACTTTACGCGGAATTATATAAATACGACGGTACTACTTTTACTTTAATTGCTACTAGTTCGCACGAAATTTTATACGACGGAGTTAATCTTAATTTATATTCTTTTGCTACGGCAGTTCCGCAGACTTCTTTAACGGTTACGGATAGATTAGCGATAAAACTTTACGCAGACAATAGCGGCGGTAAGACTACGACAATACATACGCAAGATTCTCATTTATGCCAAGTTATAACGACGTTTACTACGGGATTAACGGCTTTAAACGGATTAACGGCCCAAGTACAATACTTTGGGACCGGTACGAGCGGAAACGATTTTAATATCGTTTCTAGCGTTGCTACGCATACTTTTAATATTCCTTCGGCTTCGGCTACTGCTAGGGGTTTAATTACTACCGGAACGCAGACAATAGCGGGAAGTAAAACTATAACGGGTACTACTACTTTTACGGGAGGCCCTATTTTATCCGATACTAATTTAACTTATGCAAATTCGGGATTTACTTTAGTATTACAGTCTCCGACTTTATCAGTTAATAGGACGGTTACTTTACCAAACGGAACGGGAACTTTAGCTTTAATAAGTGATTTAAGCGGATACGTAGACTTAACAACTGATCAAACTATCGGAGGAACTAAGACTTTTAGTAACGCTACTAAAAATAACGGAGGTGTATTATTACAAAATGGATCTTCTTATTCTGCTACGGGTTATATGAATTTAGGCGGAATGACTAATGGCCTAAGATTTACAAGCGGATTAGGTATTAGCAATTATTTAGCTTTACCGTCTGCGACGGGTTATACTTATACCTTCCCTTCGGCAAGTGGGACCTTAGCTTTAACTAGCGATTTAACGGGAGGAACTGTAACGAGCGTAGGTTTGTCGGCCCCAACGGGCTTTAGTGTTTCCGGTTCTCCGGTTACTTCTAGCGGTACTTTAGCTTTATCTTTTGCAAGTGGATATTCTTTGCCTACAAATGTTAAGCAATCAAATTGGGACGACGCTTATACTTGGGTAGCGGCGTTTCCTACTCAAACGGGGAATACCGGTAAGTTTTTAACTACGGACGGATCTAGTTTGTCTTGGGTGGCTAATCCTTTAGGAACCGTAACGAGCGTAGATATGTCAGTTCCTACGGGCTTAAGTGTATCGGGAAATCCTATTACTACGAGCGGAACTTTAGCGGTTACTTTAACTGCGGGTTATTCTATACCTACTACGGCAAATCAATCTACTTGGACGACGGCTTATAATAGAAGTTTAACGAGTGCGGCGGTTACGGGAACTACGACTAAGATTCTTACTTTGAACCAACAAGACGGAGGAACTATTACGGCTTCTTGGACCGATATTAATACGGACGCGGTTACTTCGGTATTCGGTAGAACGGGCGCAGTAGTGGCAACGGAGGGAGATTATACTTTAACTCAATTAGGAGACGTAACTATTACGAGTCCTAGTTCGGGCCAAGTATTAAAATATAACGGTACTTTTTGGATTAACGATACGGACGCAAATACGGGGACAGTTACTAGCGTTGCTATGACAGTTCCAACGGGTTTAAGTATTTCGGGTTCCCCTATTACAAGTTCGGGGACTTTAGCGGTTACTTTATCTTCCGGATATGTTATTCCTACTCAATCTACTTTAGACGGGTTTGTTACTTTAACTACTAGTCAAACAATTACGGGAGTAAAAACATTTTCAACATACTCAAAATTTGACGGTGGCATTATATTAAAAAATAATGTCTCAGCAAGTTTAGCGGGATACGTTGGGCTTTCTGCTTATTCGGTTTCAACAAATAAGGGCATAAGTATAGATTTTGATACATATTCTTGTAATTTATTTTTTAATGGAACTCTACCTTATAGTTATACTTTCCCAAATGCGACCGGCACTTTAGCACTTACAAGCGACTTAGCTTCTTATCTTCCTCTAGCGGGAGGAACTTTAACCGGTCCATTGGGAGGAACAAGTGCAAGTTTTTCAAGTACAGTTCAAGCAACCGGACTAACTGCGACAAATACTTATTCTTATTTATTTAATTTAAGAATAAGCGGTAATGATACAGGTAATACAATATATAATTCAAATGCAAATATTGGTATAACTTCCGATAGTGGTTATAGAATTTTTATTGGTCAAGTCGGTAGTTCAACAATAGGATTAAATGTTATAACAACTAGTGGCAATGTCGGTATAGGAATTGTCGCTCCAAATGCTAAATTAACTACTTATACAAGTACGGGGGCTAACTTAGAAGTAATACATTCTAACGCGGGAACATTCCCTAAAGTATCTGCTATTGGCTTGGGTAGTGATGCCGTAGGCGTAACATATACTACATCGGGAGGAACACTTTATACGGTAGGTTCTGCGCAAATTGCGGCAATGCAATCCGCCTCTTCAAATGCTACAACTGATTTGGTATTTTATACTACTTCGGGAGGTTCGGTTACTGAAAAAGTGCGTATTGCATCGGGTGGTGCAACTACTTTTACTTCATCAATTAGCGCAACAAGTGCTTTGTTTAGTAGTAATTTACAAACAAATGGAGTTTTAACAATAGGAAATCAATTCGTTGCGGGTAATTATTGTTTACAAATAACTCCCTCAACAACTGCTCCAATTGCATTGCAAGCAATTTTAGCGGGAGTAGGAGCTTCACATATATCATTACAAGCAAGTGGGGGAAATGTAGGTATCGGAATAAGTGTACCATTGGCAAGGCTTCATATTAAAGCGCCTACAAACGATATAGCTTTAAGATTTGAGCAACAAAACGATAGTACTTCACAATATTATTTTAACGTAGATAGTGCGGTTAATGGTTCTTTATCATTGATAACAAATTATCTAGGAGTAGATTATACGGGATTTGCACAAACTAGAAGTGGAAATGTGGGTATCGGAACTACTAGTCCGGGTTATACTTTTGATGTTAATGGAAATGGGCATATTCGTCAAATATTAAGAGTTGGTAATGGAACCGCCGCGACAAATGCTCAATTAATAATTAATGGGGTTGCAAATAAGGCGGGTAGAATACAATTTCAAGAATCGGGGACTGATAGTTGGTTAATAGGTAATGGAGCGGCAAGTGAAAATGGTAATTTTGAAATATATAATGCTAACGGTCAAAACGCATTAACATTTATTAAATCAACAAGTGCGGCAAGTTTTTATGGTAGTGTTACCGCTCCTTCATTCTTTGAAAGTTCCGATAATAGATTAAAAACACTTATTCAAGATAACTACCAAACAAAAGGCATTGCATCAATTACCCCAAAACTTTACACTAAAAACGGAAAGGTTGAATTAGGATATTATGCTCAAGATTTTGTTGGAGTTTTAGATAATGCAATTTCAAAAGGTAGCGACGAAATGTTAAGCCTTTCTTATAGGGAAGTTCATACTGCTAAAATCTACGCTTTAGAACAAAGAATTAAAGAACTAGAATTTAAACTTAACTAATATGTCTACAACTTGGGCGGGGACTGCGGCTAATCAAGGCATAACGCGAACCGCAATGAATGACTTTTGGAATACAAATACGCAAGGGAATTATCCTTGGTGCGACGGGTGTACTTTACCCGCTAACTCACTTCAATTAATTACAAAGGCTTATTTTTTAGCTAACTATTATTATGCGGGAGCGGGGAATTATTTAATAAATACTTCTAAGTCAAGTTTACAAGTTTTAGTTAAAAGGGATATAGGAGTATTGATTAATATATATACTTATATTTCAACTTGCTACGCTACTATTTTTATTACAACGATATACTTAAACTCTACTTTAACTTTAGCTTATACAAATGCGGCGCAAACGACTTTATATAACGGTGCGGGAGTTAGAGTAGCTACATACGATTTGCTACCTTCGGGATCAAATTTAACTAGTTTTGTAATTAGTTCAGTAGGGGTAGTTAGCGGGATTACTTATGATTACTGTTAAAGATATATTAGAATCGTGGTTTAAAATGTTAAACCCAACTAAGGAGCAAAAACAAACGGCAAACGAAAGGTTTTATATATGCGAAAAGTGCGAACATAATATAGAGTTAAAATGTAGTAAATGTGGGTGTCCTTTAAAGGCGAAGATATTTTCGCAAAAAGGTTGCCCTTTAAATAAATGGTAAAATGAAACAAATAGAACCTATTAATTCTTGGATTAATGGACAATCAGTAACGGCAACAATTTTAAATACTTTTGCTAGTAATGTAACCTTAGGTATATCCGCTACTTTTTATTATGGTTTATTAGATGAAAATTTATCTATGGTAGCGCAAGGAGGTTTAAATATGATAGGCGAAGATTATGCTAAATGGGGAGCGAACGATCAATATGCTTGGGAGTTCGTAGCTACAAGTCTTAATCTTACAATCATAGGGGATTATATTCCTCCGGTTATAGAAGTTCCCCAAATAATCGAAGAGCAAACAAATACTATTTAGTTATATATTTGTAAAAATAATTAACTTATGAAGTACGAAAAAATCGGTCTAGTAATTAGCCAAATTAACGCCGTAATCGGTAAGCAAGAAACTAAGGTCCAAAAGAAACTATTTAAGTTTGGCGAAAAGCTAAAAACTTACCAAGAAACTTACGTAAACAAAGTAGAGGAACTTAGGCTAGATAACGCCGCTACCGACGATAAGGGGGTTTTAACAGTAAACGAAAAGGGAGAATATAGATTCTCTAAAGAAGGCCTTAAGAAATTAAGAGACGACATTAAGAAACTTAACGAAAGCGAGTTCGACTTTAAGCCTATTGAGGTCTTAAATCCTAAAGGATTAGAGGAGTTTCACTTCCTAAAAGATTGGGTAACCGGTGTAACTTTTGACGAAGAGGAAATAGAAGAGGAGTTATAAAATGAAAAATTTGCTCATAGTGGTTTTAGTTTTATTGATAGGGTGGCTATTTTTTAGCCGCCCTACTGATTTAACGACAACTCGAACCGAAATAGACACTCTTTACAAGTACGATACTTTTAAGATCACTAAGAAAGGGAAGGATATACCTTATAAGGTTTTAGATACTACCTTCCTAGTAGACGAGGTCCACGATACTACCTTTATCCTTAAGGATTACGCCGAAGTAAAGGCCTATTCCGATACGATATTTAAGGACTCAAATAGATTTGTTATTAACGATACAATTTCCCGCAATAAGATCCTATCTAGGGGCTTCGAAGCCCTCCTAGCCGAGAAAACTATAATTAGAAATAATTATATCTTTACTAAGGAGAAAGGCGCGCTTTATATAGGCGGCTTTACTTCCTACGATAGAAGAGACGGGAAACTAGGTCTAGGATTGGGGTTAAACTATAAAACGCCGAAAAAAGACATATTTTCTTTAGGGTACTCGACTAACGTAGTAGCGATAGGGTACTTTAAAAAAATTATGTAGAAAATGGCAGACAAGAAAATTAACGTTTCGGCTAATCCCCTCCCAATAAACTTCAAGGAATTTAGTAAAAATCCGGTAGTAGCTACGCTATTTATTACGCTATGCGGTATCGGATATTTATACTTAGACGTTAAAACTACGTTTAGGGATCAAGCTATCGCGCAAATGGTTAAAGTAGAAAGGCTAGAACAAAGAGTAGACGCTATTAGCGACGCTCTTAGACGTTGCGACTCTTCCCTAGCTACTTCTAATACTAAGTTATCTACCCTAGAGCAATTAGGTAAAATTCAGCATATAAAATAAAAGATATGAAGTATTTACTGTTTATATTTTTGTTGGGTTGTAACGTAAAGGCCCAAAATAGAGTAGAAGATCCAAAAGAAAAGGAGTATAGGGCTTTAATGAGTAATTTTAATAATACTCTACAAGTCAGCGCAGACGTGCAAGATAAAGCTAGTAGTAAACAAACCGAATTAGTAGATCAAGCGGTAGAAACTATTACAAGCCTAAAAAATGAAGTTAGTAATCTTAAAACCGAATTAAATGAAGTTAAAGCTAAACTTGATAGCGTTACTATTGATAGCGGGCGAAATTTCGTCTTATTGCCAATATCCAATAAGTAAGGTAATAGGTAAAGATACGGTCGTAATAATGACAGTTAAGCAAGCTAACGAAATAAACATTTTATTTAAGTCTTACGGTAATACGATAGATTTATTAAAGGATTCTTTAACAATTAAAAATATAAAAAATGATAGTCTTAATAAAACAATATATACTAAACGCGATACGATCCGTTATTGGGAAGGAAAATACGAGGCAAGTAGAGAACTTTATCGCGCCCCCAAAAGCCGAGACTACGACAAAAAAGAAGTCCTCGACTTCGCGCAAAAAGTAATTTTAATAGCTATAATATTAATACAGTTTCAAAGTTTAAAATAGTAGAAATGATAAAGAATTTTATTTGGCATTTATTAAGCGATAAGTCTCCATTAAACGGGGCCGTAGCCATTGGAGTAGGAGCCTTTATAATGATGTGCATATTTGCGTTATCGGATATAGGAACCGGACTATTCCAAAAGGACCTAGTAGTAAGCGATACGATTTACCACAGTTTCGTAGCTATTGTCTTCGCGGCGTTCTTTAAGTCTCTTTATGAGAATGTAAAAGGCAATAAAAACCTAACAAATGACTAAGAGGGAACGAACCCTATTAATACTATTTTTTTTAGTATGGGCTATTAGTATAGGATATTCATTTTATAAAATATAATATATGAAGTTAAGCGAACACTTAGAACTAGCGGAGTTAATCCGTAGCGAGTCAGCAAAGAGACAAGGGATTTCAAATATGCCAACTCCCGAACATATCGAGAACTTTAAGTTACTAGCCGAAAATGTATTCGAGCCTATTAGGGTTAATTTCCGTTGCCCGATCCATATTTCGAGCGGTTATAGGTCCAAGGAGTTAAATAAATGTATCGGAGGATCCGCAACTTCTCAGCATTGTAGCGGCGAAGCTATCGATATAGATATGGACGGAAGCCTACAAGGAATTACTAATAAAATGGTTTTTGATTACATAAAAGAAAGCCTAGACTTTGATCAGTTAATTTGGGAGTTTGGATCGGACAGTAATCCGGATTGGGTTCACGTTTCCTATGAGTCGACGGGTAAGCAACGTAAACAAATACTTAAAGCTAAAAAGGTTAACGGTAAGACAGTTTACGAACCGTATAAATAAAATGATTTCCCGCTCCGCTATCGACTTAATATTACAGTTCGAGGTAGGAAATAAAAACTACTATAATAAGTTTTTGTTTAGGCCAAGTTATCGGGGGACGGGGATTATAATAGGAATAGGCTACGATCTAGGAGACACTTATAAGACGCAGTTAATAGACGATTGGGACGGTAATATTAATCCAAACTATTTCCCGCTATTATTTAGGGTTTTAGGGCTTAATGGTAATCCGGCTAAACAAATGCTAACTTCGGACCTACTAAAAGTAACTATCCCTTATTTAAGCGCTTACGAGGTCTTTATAAAGAGAACGATCCCTAGAGGGTATAGTATGGCTAAATTTATTTATCCACATTTAGACGATTTAAACGCTAATACAAGGGGGGCTTTAGTTTCTTTAGTACTTAGTAGGGGAAATAGATTAGAGGGCGAGGATAAGGCGGAAATGAGGGAAATAATAGATTTTACAAGGAATAAGGATTACGAGGGAATAGCAGACGCCTTAGAGCGATCAAAAAGACACTTCGAGGAGAAAGGACTAGACGATCAAGTTAAGCGAAGGGAAGCGGAAGCGGACCTAGTTTTATCTAGCCTTTTTTAAATATCTTCATAACGTTGATTCATACACGACGTACGGCCTCCGTTTCTACGGGGGCTTTTTTATGCTATAAAGTGGGTTTGTCCGGTTTTTTGTCCGGACAATCTTTAGACAATTTTAACCTATTTAACAATTTTAACACTTCGTTAACAAAAAAGATTTGGCTACTATGTATACAATGTATACCTTCAATAAACAAAAGCAAACGTTATGAGCAAATATTTAGGATTTATTAATGAGCCTAGCTTACCTAGAGCAATCTTTAAAAAAGCTATTCGCGATTCTACTTTAGACAGTAGTAAAGTCGCAGTTTACTATATCTACTTAGATATGCCAAAGCCTAGCGCTTACTTCGACGGAAGGCCGGAGCCAACGGGTAAATATTTCTATCCGTCTTCCTTAACTGATAAGGTTAAAGAGTATACCGATAAAGGGTACGACGTTTGGGTTCCTAGTAAATGGAAATAACAATTAAACAAAACGGGGGGACGGCCGCGCCGAACATATACGTTATGAAGGATCTAATAAAAACTATGAAGGAGACAATGGCTAGAGTCTACTGTCTTAAAACGGGGTGGGATTACGACAATCTTAGCCCTATCAAGTCCGCTATAATTAAAGCGTACTGTAATCAATTATTTATTAACAATGGGGACGAAAGTAAGGCCCTAGGTATTTTAGAGAAACAAATCGATTCGTTCACTTTTAAAATTAATGAAGATGAAATATAAAGAAGATATAGAAGTTTCAACTATGAAAGGAGTAATAATTTTTATAGTTTGTATGATTATAGGCCTCTTAGCAGATAACCTATAAATCTATTAAAATGACTATTACCGATATACTATTCGACAGTAATAAAACGGCCATAGAGCAATATATTACGATCCTAGAAATACAACTCTTAACAATGCCAAAATACAGTGAGGTTACTAGGACTATTATAGCTTGCAAAGAGTTAGCCGATGAAATCAATATTTTATATAAAATAAATTCTAATTAAATGAAGGATCTAATAACGGTAAGGGTTTTACCGGAAACTAAAACCCAATTAATAACCGAAGCGGACCTAGGTAATACTACTTTATCTAGGGTAGCTTCTAAAATCTTAACTCAATACTATGAGCAAAATAAAAACACTAAGCCAAGTAAACAAGCTAGAGCGTCTATTAAATCAAGCGATAGGACGAGAAGTAATACTAAAGGACGATCTAAATAGGTGGCGCGCTTCCGGTCCCTACGACATTAATCGATTATTTAGCCACGAAAACGATATACTTCTAAAGATTGCTAGAATAAACGCAATCCAACGTAGGATATTAGATTCCTTAATGGTAAAAATAAAGGACCTCTATTTAGAAAGCAATTTTAAGCTATTAGA